TTCCACTCCATATTTCAGTTGCTGTTGTTGCGCCACCTGGTGTAGATCCACCAAAAATTAGTGCCGCAGTATTATCAGCCCCTGTTCCTGCAACACCACTTCTAGCTGTGCTAAGGTCTGAATTTTCTGTCCAATTAGTTCCGTTCCAAACTTCTGTAATTGCAACTGCGGCTGTAACATATCCTCCAGCTACAATTGATGATGTGGTGCTACCTGTCTGACCTGCAGCTGTAACTCTTGCAGTGTTTAAATCATTTACTTCTGTCCAAGAAGTTCCATTCCAAGTTTCTGTATTTCCCAATGCACCTGGATTTCGTCCACCTACTGCTAAAGCAGCTGTATAAGTTCTACCCATTCCACTTATCATTTGATATCTTGATTGGTTTAAATCATTAACTTCAGTCCATGCTGAGCCATTCCAACTTTCAGTATTATCAAAAACTGTTGGACCATTAGAACCACCAAAAACTAAAGCCGCTTCCGCACTAGCTCCTGCACCTCCGCCTTCTCCTCGTGTTGTATTTAAATCTGTCGTTTCTACCCAACTTGTTCCATTCCATTCTTCAACATAACCTCTATAAGCACTATCCTCTCCACCACTTGATAAAGCAGATGTAGTAGTTCCTGAAGTTGACATTGAGTGTCTTCCATTATTTAAATCGTTAACTTCCGTCCAACTTGAACCATCAAATTGTTCTGTTATTGCAACAACAGGGTTTCTACCACCAAAAGCTAAAGCTGCTGTTGAAGTTCCTGCACCACCCATATTATATCTAGCAGAGTTCAGAGCTGGACCAGTTGCAAATGCTCCTACAGGAACGTTTGCTGTCCATTCTTCTACTAAATTTTGATTTCCAGGAGGAGCATAACCTCCCATTGCTAAAGCTGAGGTGTTATCTGCTCCAGCACTATTTAAAAAAGCTCTAGCTGATGCTAAATCATTGACTTCCGTCCAAGTTGATCCATTCCATGATTCTGTTTTTCCTGTATAACCCGAAGCAGGAGGATTTCCTCCAAAAGCTATAAAAGAAGTTTGAGTTCCAGCCCCTGCCAATTGAGTTCTTGTAGTATTTAAATCACTTTCTTCACTCCAACTTGTTCCATTCCAGGTTTCTGTATTAGCATACACGGTTGTATTATCACCTCCTGCAATTATTGCAGCTGTGGTAGTTGCACCAGAACCTGCTAAATAAGTTCTAGCAGTGTTTATATCTGTTCCCTCTACCCAACTTGTTCCATTCCAAATTTCATTATTAGCAATAGCACTTCCTGGAGCACCTCCCGCAACACCTAAAGCGGCTGTATAAGTTCCTGCTCCTATTAATCCATATCTAGCAACGTTTACATCTCCAACTTCTGTCCAAGATGAACCATCCCATCGTTCTACTGCAGTTGTTACAGGTGGCGCATTACCACTAATGCATAAAGCAGTGGTATTATTAGCACCAGCTCCTCCCATAATTCTTCTTTGTGTATTTAAATTATTAACTTCTGTAAAAGAAGTTCCATCATAAGTCTCTGCATTAACAGTGTCTCCACCATAAATTATAGCTGATGTTTGAGTTCCATTAGAGGCTCCTTGTCCTCTAGTGGTATTCATTATATTACCAGTTCGCCAAGCTGACAGCAAATTTGCAAACTGATATTTAAAATCTATATTGGTAGAGTCAAAGAACACCTGTCCTGTCTCTGCAGTAGGAATATTACCTGCATTATTTCGGACTGCCGTCCCAACAATATCTTTATATGTAGCCATGATTAATTATTCTTTAGCAGCCAGCCTTGCGTAGAATCTGTATACACTAAAGTATTTCCTGCTCTTTCTGTTGAAACTGTTAGATCATCTGTTGATCCATGAATCTTTTCTGAACCATTTGCTGAAATAGTAAATGTGTTTGAGTCAAAAGTTCCTGCGTAATCGATAAATACAACTTCAGCACCTATGCTTCCCGCAGGTAAGTTCATTGTTATCACGCCACTTGTTGTGTTTACAAAATAACCCTCACCAGCCGCTGCTGTAAAGGTAGAAGTTTTTACTGCTTGCCATGAAGTACCACCTGATACCTCAGCAAAAGATAGTTGTCCAACGCCCGTTGTGCCAGATCCTGATACCGAAGCTACTTTTAAAAATCTATCTGCTGTTACGTTTCCTGTTGGAAATTTAAGTGTATATGATTGACCTGCACTATGTGGGGGTGATTGTAGTTTAATCCCGTGGGAATTAGACTCACAGTTAAGCTGAATCGTACCTGGATTAGTTCCGCCACCTATTTCTGTATAACCTGTTCCGTTTGGATATATCTGTTGATTACCATTAGCACCATCAACAATATTGATGTAACCTGAATTTGTTCCTGAGTTTGTAACTAATTTAAGATCGTACGCACCGTTTGACGATATCTGACCTGTTTCAGATCCACCACCAATATCAACTTGATCTGTATCTAGAATTACATTACCAGTTCCATTTGGTTCTATCTCTATATTAGCATTAGATGTTGATACAATTTTATTTCCATTAACATCTAGATCTCCACCTAGTTGAGGTGATGTATCATCTACAAGATCCCCTCCTGTTTGTACCTCGATCATCTTAGGATTTGTTGTATCTGGATTACCAGATGCAAAAATTATCTTAGTGGTTTTAGTTGTAGCTGAAAAAGTAAAACTATCTCCCGATCCTGTAGCATACTTAAATTGGACTGTATAAGCACCTGATGTTGAATTTTTTAAAATATAAAAGTTTTGAACGTCATTTGGAATTGTAACAACCTGATTACCTGTGATTGTACCAGTAAATTCTATCATTCTGTGAGCAAGTTCTGCACCTGTGCCACCGTCTGTGACTGCTAAAGTAGTTGTCTGTGCGCCACCAGCTATAGATTTTTGTATAAATCCACCAGCTATCTGTTCGATAAGACTTAAATTAGTATTTGTTTTTGTTCCCCAAGTTCCGGCATTTTCACCGGTTGCTTGAAGTTCTATACCCAAAGGGGTAAATGTTGATGCCATAAAAATTCTCCTACGCTGCTACATCGTTATAACTTGTATTTGATCCAGTTGCAACATCCGAATAAGAGTCATTCGAACCCGTTGAGACATTACTATACGACGTATTAGAACCAGTGTCAACATCGCCATAAGCAAATATGTCTACTGCTCCAATGCTAAATGATGCTGATAAACCAGTTAATCCTATTGTTACATCATTTATAGAAAGAGACCCAATACTAGCACTAAATGATTGACCAGTTAATCCTAGACCCTCTTCTATTGTTAGAGAGCCAACACTAGAAGTCATGCTTAGACTCGATGGCTGAGCCAAAGCTCCACCTAATCCAACTATAGATCCTAAAGTAAATTCTGCAGATACGCCAGACATCTGAACAACATCATTAGGTATGACCACCGTTCCAACGCTAGCGCTAAATGATACACCTGTTAAAGCAGCCTCAGTTGTAGAACTCGCTGTTGCAGTTCCTTGAGATGAAGTTATAGATAAACCAGAAAGTATTGCGGTATCATTAGGTGCGATCGCTGTTCCTTGACTTAAAGTTGCTTCTTGACCAGTTAGACCAATAGTTAGATCATTGACAGTTAGAGAACCAACAGAAGATGTTATGGATTGACCTGTCAATCCAACCTGCATATCGACTACAGTGACAGAACCAAGTGAGAATGTGGCTGAGAGACCAGTCTCTACTAGTACAGGAACAAAAGCCTCTCCCTGTGAAGATGTTATCTCAAAACTTGTAGGTGTAATTATAACATCAGGAACATCAACCGAGCCAACATCTGCTGACATCGATAAACCTGTTGGAAATACTGTTGCGTCTTTGAGCTCGCCCCACTCACCATCATTCCAAGCCTGTGCACCCCAACCTGTTTTAAAAGTTGTGTCCTCGTCCCAATAAGCCTGGCCCCAGGTGAACCTGCCCCATCCTGAGTTTACCGACATGGTCGGCCTCCTATGCTAATCTGATTATTGCTGCTGAAGAATTATTTGCAGGAAACTCTATTTTAAAAGTTCCATTACTAGCTGTCTTATCTCCACCGAAAGCTATCGCACATACGGCATCAGTTGTTCCTGATCCACCGTTTGTTGTTGTGTTGTATATCAATGCGCCATTTGCAGTAAAAGATGCAGATGAAAAAGTTACATCACTAAAATCTGTGAAAGCAGTTGTACTTGTTAATCCGACTCCAGTGTTAGTTAGAGTTGCACCTCCTGCAGAGTATGCAGAACCTGATGTATTTGTAATTTCTTCTGATGTTGAATAGTCTGTTGTAGAAGCACCTAAAGTTGCATCACTAAAGCTTGAACATATTGCTGATGATATAGCCATAAAATTTTCTCCTATTACGGTGAAGTAGAGTCGATTTTAAATCTGACAGTCCCGTCAGTGTAATCATCTCGTCTTCTTCTTCCAGTTTGTTCAATAGCGAACTTCTGTACCTCTTGTTTATATTTATTTTCATATAATGTCAACATATCTACAGGGCCTTTTAGAAAGCCATATGCCTCTGAAAGACAACAATATAGCAAGCCATTTGGAAAATTAAGACTAATATAATTAGTGTCATTATTCTCTAATAGATCAGGCATTTTATTAAAATGCACTCTAAATCTATAAGTTGTATTTGGTGTAGGGGCTACAAATATTCTACCAGATGTGGTGTCAGATTCCCCTGTAGCACCACCAAACATAGCATAATATTTAGGTTGACCTTGGGCTGCTGATGTTCCTGTTACATCCTGATACTCTTGAAGATATGTAACATCTTTCTTCTCTAGCCATCTATTAGCTCCAGTAATTTCTGATCCTGCTGTGTCGTAAACCTGTATGCCTCTTACAAATAAACATCCTGCTGGGGCGTTGATAGACTCCTGACCAGCAACAAAATTACCTAATTGTTGTTTTCTATCTGCATCGATAGGCACATCTCTAAATATTCTGTACTGTGCATTTAAGATTATATTTTCCAAAACAGCGTCTGTTAGAACATTCGAATCAGTCTCAGTATAACTTCTGATCTGTGTTTTTAATCCTGATGCACTTAATCCAGCCATTATTTAATAATCTCCTGACAAGCTGGACAAGTTTTTCTAAACCTTAAATGACTCCCACAGTGTTCAGCTTTCACAGCCTCCTCGTTCTCATACACCGGGGTGTCTGGTTCTGGAACATGTAGATATAATTCTTCATGCTCATCTATTTCTTGTCTTTTAGGTTTAAATATATTTTTAATCCAATTCCAAATATTTTTAATCATGCTGTTACCGTTACAGGTCCTGCTGATGCAGAACCGCCTCCTCCTGTTTCAGTTATACTAGATGTTGTTGCAGTTGCAAAGGTATATTTATCATCATTTACTTTAGTAATTAAATATCCTGCAGCTAAATTTATTGTACTACCAGCAACTCCTCCAACGTTTTGTGCATCTCTAAACCTAACTCTATCGTTTGTTGATCTACCATGATCAGGTTCTTCTACTGTTATTGTTGCAGATCCACTCGCTGTTGTAAATGGATCTAAAGGTAAAATGTTAGGAACAGCTGTTTCTATTCTATCTGGTCTAACATTTCTTAAAGATATTGCATCTGCAGCTGAAGGTCTTGGCTCTAATTGTGGCTGTTTTGGTTCAAACTCAGAAACATGAACAAAAGATCCATTCCATTCTCTTACCATTTCACGATATGGAAATTCTAAACCAGATCTATCTGATATTGCTTTTGCGTGTTTACGCATTATGCTCCTGGGTAATAAACTTTTGGTGTTATATAAGTGCTAGCTGAAGAACCGTCCTCGGCTAAAGCTCTAGTTAACTCATCTTCATAAACTAGTTTCATCGGTTGAATTAATTGTGGAACATATTTCATAGCTAAATAATATGCTAATCCAGATACCATGCAAGGCACAAATCTAAATGGCACATCAGTTGCATTAGTGTAATCTCCAACATCCTGTATTCTTTTTATAAAAAAGAAATGCATATCTTTAGATGCGTTTGTTGAATCCGGTGTTGGATAAATATGTATTGTAACCTTATCTATAAATCTCTCTACCCAGTATTGATTGGGTGTTCCTTTTGATAATTTGTTTGAAAATCCTGCATAAGTTGATCTATCTACTTTTGTCATCGGACTATCTGATTGTGTTGTCTGAGTTCTATTAGA